CCGGTGCCGGCGAGCATGGTCTGCGGGAGTTCCTGGGCGACGGCCCGGGATTTCGCCTTCGACGTGCTGGTACTCGTGGCTCCGCCGCTGGACGTGGTGTTGGTGCTGTTCTGAGCGACGTTGTGGACCCGCACCGTCTCCAACTGGTTGAATTCCACGGCACTGATTTCGTACTGCTGGTTCATGACGGGCATGATTTCGTTGAGTTTCCGGGTCAGGGCGAGCCGGAACATTGACACGGTTTCCTGCCCGATTTCCTGATTCCAGAAATGGTTAATAATTTTGTCGTTCAACGCGTCCCGGTGGTCCTCATCGAAAATGGGGTAGGAGGCGAGGATTTCCGTTTTGATCGTCGGATCATAATCGAGTACGTCTTTGAATGCCATCGTGAACGTCGCCACTATGCTGCCCCTGCTCCCTGGTTGTCGCTGCTGGTCCCGCCGGCCACGAATTCGGTGCCGGGTGCGTCGGTGGGGGGTGGCGGCGGGGTTTTGAAGTCCACCGAAATATCCAAACCGAACATGTCGTTGATGAGTTCGCAGGCGCGCTGCCGCGCATTCAACGCGATGTTGCGGGTTGCCTGTACCTGTTCGTCGTTGGCGCCGACTTCTGCGGCGACCAGGCGTTCCTTTTTGTCCTGGTTGGCGTTGTTGATGCCGAGCAGGCCCATGCATTCGTTCCAGAGCTTGGATTTGGCGATCATCAGGTTGGGGAGGGTGAGCGGGTCGACGCCCATGTCGAGGACGGACACGAGTCCCTCCATTGACAGGTTTTCGGTGCCGAACACGGCTTCCTGCCCTTCGGCGATTTGTCGGAGCGCGTTGACGATGGAGAGCCGCTGGTTTTCGGGGGCGGCCACGACCTTGGTTTTGCGCATGTTGTCCATCGTGATTTCGATGGTGCGGTCCAGTTTGGCGAGCTTGTGGCTGTACAAGGTGATGACGTCAAGGTCGGGACTGCGGAGGTAGTTGGCCCAGATGGGGACGCACTGCGCGGTTTCCCCGACGGCTTTGAGGTTGATGGAGCGGCCGGCGCCGGTCCCCGGACCGATCACGGTGAAGGACACGGGGTGGTCCATGAAGTTCGTATGCCCGGCACCGGACCCGGCGGCGGTCACATATTTCCCGGTGTCCCGGTCCTCATAGAACACCACGAGTGCCCGGTAGGTGAGTTGCAGTTCCAGGAACCGGGGGTCGATTTCGTCGGGCAAACCCTCCCATTCGAACCGGTTCGCCGCAAGTTCAGTCAAAATTCTGACGTACATGCGTTCGGTCATGTGCTGGGCATTGTTGGCCGGGTTGTTCGCGGTCCGCCCGCCGTTCAAATAGGGTGCATAGAATTCGGTGTACACCAGGTCACGTTTCGCCATTACAGGGTCACCCCCGCAATTGCGGTGTTGTCGGCAATGTCAATGTTGCCTATGTCTGTTGGATTTTTCCACACAGTGACCCCTTTTTCGAAGATTCCCCGCAACGCCTGTTTGAACGTTTCCGGGCATTCACTGGAACTAATATAGGTTTCCCTTAGCTTCCAGTACGTGAATTTGGACATAACCATAAAGTTTTCCGGCATACGCCCAAACCTGTTAATACTGTAACCATACCGCAGCCAGTATTCACCGATTGAATTCAGTGAGGCCGGTTGCAGCATTTTCACTTTAATGTCGTACCCCCACTTGTTGGTGGCCAGATTGAACGCGTCCCCGCCGACCTGCCCCGCCGTCGTGGGCTGGATCAGTTTGGCGTCCTGCACTTTCGCGTTGATCCCGGCAATAACGTTCTGATAGTCGCCTTTCGCCGCCCAATCCCCGTACGCCTTATTCGTATCCCGGACATACCCCATCTGGTCGGTTGCGGCCCGGTTGGTGCCGGCGGCGAGCGTGTTCGAAATGCCGAGTGACTGGTTGCGCTGGTTCACGTCGATGGCGTTGCCTACGGCGGCGTTCGCCATCCCGCCGATCGCGCCGACGGCCGCGCCCGGCTGCCCGTTCGCCACACCGCTGATCCCGCCGATCGCACTGTTCGCCATGCCCTGTATGGCCCGGAACGCGCCCGTCTCATTCGCCAAATTGGTGGACTGCCGCGCCGCCGACATGCCCTGCTGATTAATGTCCTGGGAGGTGCCAATGGCGCCGGTGGCCTGTTCGGCGGGCAGCTGGTTGCCGCCCAGCGCCCGCTGCTGCGCCCAGTCCGCACTGCTGTGCTGGTAGGCGATGGCGTTATGGTTGGAGGCCATGAACGACATGTACCCGTTGTTCACCAGGGAGAAGGTGGGGAAATTCGTGATCCCGGTGGCCATGTCCAGGAACTCGCCGCCGTCGTTCACCACACCGCTGTCATCCGTGACGGGGTCCATCGCCGGCGTGGAGTTTTGGAGGGTGGCGGCGTTGTACCGGTACGGGTAGAACATGATCCTCGGTCCCGGCTGGGCGAAGTGCGGGACCTCAATGACGGTACCGTCAGGGTCGCACCACGACTCCGGTTTCAGCACCAAAGGGGTGCCGGTGTAGGAGGTCATTTCGAGGACACAGTACGGGTAGGTTTTGAGTTTGTGCAGTCCGGCGTACCGTTCCGGGATGGGAAGGTTGTCCCGCCAATCCTCCTTCATCACTTCTTTCCGCACCCGCAACGACCCCGGATCGACCTCCAAAATACTGACCCCGGCCACCATGGTGGACGTCGACCCCACATCGTAGGTCCCGGTGAACGGGATCGCCATGATCGAAATGATCCCCTGCGTCACCCAGGGCTTATCGGCAAAGGCTGAGAGGAACTGTTTGAAATGCGCCAACGTGGTGAACACGTACGACGTGGCACCGTTGGGCAGGTTCTCCATGTCAGACCCGCGTGCGGACACCAGACGCGGCCCGTTCTCATCAGACGGCGCCGCCGTCAAATCAACGGTCGACGTCACCAGGATCGAGTACGAGCCGATGTCACCCGGGACCTTGTTCCGGGCGGACGCGATGTCCCGGCGCCACTGGTCAACGATCTGGTACTCGCCGCCCATGTCCAACCCCTCCGGCTGGGTCAGGTACTCGCGGCCGTTGTCCTTGAATGATTCCTCATTCGCGATGCCGATGTGGCCGCGTTCGATGTAGCAGTTACCGAATGACACGTCATGGCCGAACGTCTGCCACACGTCCAGTTGCAGCATGAACCGGGTTGTGTTAGGTGCGACATACTGGACGTCGGTGATGAAGTAGTAGAATGCCTGCCCGGTGTCCCCGCCGCTGATCGGCTGCGCCGGGTTGGTGGCGCGCAAATAGTTGAACCGGTTCGCCCGGGAATGCGGAATATCGAGCGCAATGGGCCGGCCCATCGCCGCATAGGTGGTGCCCGTGGTACTGATAATGGGACCGGCCGCCGTGTCAAGATAATTGTCCAGCGCCGCCCGGTTATCAAACCGTACCAGGTCCCGGTAATCCGAATTCCACGGAACATTCGCCAACGTCACCGTCGTGTTGGCAGTCCACACCGCATAATCAAACTCATGACCGAAACTCTTTTCGGTCGGCAAATCCTGAAACTGGTTCACGGCATTTGCACCTTTCCCTTTTGTGTAATTTCCACAATACCGGGTAAACACAAAACCCCCTCACTTTGCAGTGAGGGGGTTTTGTTAAGGGCGCCACATGCCCCGGAACTGAATTCGCAGCGGTTCGAATTAGCTCACAGTAACAGTGTATACCGGATCGCCCGGTGCGGAGGCCACCGTAATGGTGAAAACATTTCCGGACTTGGTAATCTTTACGTCCCCTGCGTCGGCGCCGAACACCTTCACATCGGACTTGGTGACCGTGGTCGGGTCCGCAATGTCCGCCGTGTACGTGTACGTGTTGTACACGAACGTCGGCGACACGGCCACACCGGCGACCGTGATACCGGTCACCCGGTTCTGCACGTCGTCCGCGGTGGTGTCCGGGTTGTCCACTGCCGGCCATGCTTCGAGGACAACGGGTCCGGAGACGGTGAGCGTGATGGATGCGGACTTGCCGTTCTGCATGACGTTGGCCGGGTCCAGCCACGTCGACGTCGCGGTCGCGGTGATGGTGGTGGCGCCTTCGTCGCCGCCCACATGCAGGACACCGGTCTGGGACACGTACGTCTTGGGGGACGTGTTGCCGGTGAGGGTCCAGCGGACGCCGGCGTTGATACCGTCGGCCGGGTTCGTGACGGCCTCGGTGAGGAGTTCGTACACTTCGCCGCGTGCCACGGTTGCCGGCACGTCGCCGTTGGCGTCCTGAATCACAATGGCCTCAACAGACACAACGGGGGTGGTGACACGGACGATTTCGTCCCCGCCCTGGGTGGTGAACAGTACGGCCGGCACAAACCGGGACGCCGAAATGACCTGCCAGCGGTGCAGCCAGTAGTTGTTCTGCAACGACGCCGGGTTCCACATGGACGCCGTCTCGAACAGCTGATCGGCGACCACGAAAAAGTCTTTCGTGGTCATGAGCGCCTGGGCGCCGTCGATGCCGAACTGTTCGGCCGGGATCTCAATGACCCGGCCCGACATTTCGAGCTTGGACAGGTTGAACGCCCCGGCCAGGGCTTCAACGTCGATGGCGGCGTTGAATTCGGGGGTGACGAACAGGATCAGATCATCCGCCGTCGCCGCAATGGGCATCCGGGCCGCATTGTACCGGGTCGAAATGAACTTCATGTTCCCGGCCGTGAAACGGATTTTCCGGAGCACGTCCTTCGCTTCGACCTCGGTGGAGG